ATTATGACCACCTCTTACAGCCAACCTGTTACCTACCGCCGACGAACTATCTCCGACCCTGGTGAAATGGAAGGACATCTCAAAATTAACAAGATGGCCGACGATTTCAGAACCAGCAGGTTGAGAGCTAGCAATTTTAGGACATGGCATGACAAAGCCTTGGTTAAGAAGAGCAAAAGGTTGGAAGCCCTTAACACCACCCCTCCACCAAAGACCGTAGCCAGTCCGCGTGGTGGGGAAGAGTCCAGTGACCACGATGGGGACACTGAGACGGAAGAGACTGAGTTGTCTCTTATGCTAGCTGACGCAGTCAGAACGCAGCTAGTTCCCATCGATAGACCCAGGGTGTACCACTCTGATATGGCCCCCTCCACTCAACAAATCCAAGGGGACGCCATTAGCTCCGTGCTCATGCGGAAGAGTAGATGGAAATTTGGTCGATTTCTAAACAACTGGTTTGGGTACGGAACCACCCGACACATCTCCCCCTCCCACGATAGGGAATTAAATCCCCTATTGAAACACATTCTCGACTTTGTGCCCGAAGACGATGAAGACGATGGGGTTGCTATCTACCAGACTGCTCTAAGGGAAAGGGTATCTAACGGAAACCGTAAGATGCCTCGGTACCTGAGATATTTATTGGACCTTGTGCATTCAAAATGGCCGCTCTTGAGTAAGAGTGCAGCCAATGAGAAAATGGTGCACAAGTTCTTATCGGACAACATGGCAACCCATGGTGTTAGGACTAGGGACATCGCTTCATTATTGCCGATTGCAGTGATGCTGTCGTTTGTTCCTACTAACGCTATGTTGGAGGCCCAAGAAATGGAGGCTTCCATGTTTGTCCAAGACTCCAAACGTATGTACCACATTGGAGTTGTGGCTTTGGACGGGACAGTGGTCCGCCCAAGCCCATCTGGCTGAGGGTTCCCAAAAACTCTACCTGGCCTTTCCGGTCCTAGATCTGACGCCCCTTGTCCGATCACACCCAACGGAAAAGCCGCCATGCGGGTAGAAAAATTTTTGGGTGAATCTGAAAAAATTCGAAAGGTTGTGTCACTAGAACACTGCTCTCCTGCCTTAGAATTTATTGTACATAACTCGAGCATCGCAAATTTGGAAAGAGGGGTAAAGGAACGGGTTTTCTTCGTTAAAACGAACGGAAAATACCACAGTCCACCATTACCTGAAGGTAACCACTTTGCGAACACTCTCAAGCCCTTCCTAAGCTGTTTGCGCAAACACCTTCCACATTCCACCCCTGTCGAGCGAAATAAATTCGCTGACTTGTACACGGGTCGAAAACGGGAGGAGTATGCGCTGGCCGCAGCATCTCTATATGACCGGGATATAGAGGATAAGGATTCGTTTGTCAAGGTTTTTGTTAAGGCCGAGAAAATTAACAAGACAAAAAAGCCAGACCCCATCCCTCGCGTGATACAACCACGTGATAAACGATATGGGGTCGCCATCGGCAGGTTCCTTAAGCCGTTGGAAAGTAGGATCTGTAAAGCTGTCAACAAAACCTTTGGCAAGGGGACAGTCACCATTTTCAAGGGGCTAAACGCCTCTGAATCAGGCAAAGAAATGGCCAGAAAATGGAACAGATTTAGACGACCGGTTGCGGTAGGACTGGACGCAAAACGATTTGACCAGCATGTTTCAGTGGATGCCCTTAAGTGGGAACATGGCGTGTATTTAAGTTGTTTTAACAAGTTGAAGAATAAGACAGAGTTGAAGAAACTACTTAGGAAACAATGGAAAACTACCGGGTACGGATACTGTAAGGACGGAAAATTGAAATTTACCAAAGTTGGGGGAAGGTGTAGTGGAGACATGAACACTGGACTCGGCAACTGTCTGATAATGTGTGCATTGATTTACGCCTACGCAGGAGAAAAAAGATTAGACATTGAACTTGCAAACAATGGTGACGATTGTGTTGTCATCATGGAAGATGTAAATATAGAGAGGTTCATGTCTGGACTTGACAAATGGTTCACGGCCATGGGGTTTACGATGGAGGTCGAAAAACCCGTCTACGAGCTAGAACATATAGAATTTTGTCAGACCCATCCCGTATTTGATGGAGAGGATTTCGTAATGGTGAGAAACATCTTGTCTATAGCAAAAGACTGCATATCCACTGTCTATAACGACACTATAGAGTCTTTGTATGCATACTACAGGGTGTTGGGGGACGCCGGTCTCCACCTAACGGGGGGAATTCCCATTTGGCAGAACTTCTATCGTAAGCTCTGCCAATCTGTTCCACCTGGGAAAAAATCCGAGATGATCCAACATGAGTCAGGCATGATGAACCTGGCAAGGCGGATGAATAGAAACTTCCAGGAGCCCACCGAGGCTTCAAGGTATTCTTTCTACCGGGCTTTTGGTATTGAACCGGATTACCAAAAGGCACTAGAGCAAATATACGATGATGTTGAGATTGGGTGGGGAGACTTAGGGTCCACACTCTCTACCGACTTTCTCGAATGTTTCCCTCTGGGAAATTAGGGCACTTTGTGCCCGAGGCCAGGGGGGGGCCCACCCCCTCATTGGGTTGTAGATTTTTAAAGGTCCAAAACGGTGGCTTAGCCTTAATACTTCCGTGCTAACCAAAATGCCGAGAGACTACACGGCACCATCCTACACAGGAAATCTATGATGTATAGTCCCTGCTTGTCGTCGGGCATCCAATACAATGACAAACAAAAAACAACAAAAATCCTCTAAGGTCCCGACCCGAGCCCAAGCCTACGCAAAAAGGCAAAAGAATGGGACAAAGGGACCTGTAGAGATGATAGGTGCAGTAGCTGGTGGGATTGGTGGCATGTTTCTTGGCGGTCCGTTGGGCGCTGGAATTGGCGCATCAATGGGCGCAGCCTTAGGAAACGGAATCGGTTACATTACAGGTTCAGGTGATTATAAAGTCAACATGAACGCATGTACTGTACCAGGTTTTAAGAATTCGGACTCGACTGTGATAACTCACCGCGAGTACATCACTGATATCAAGTCTGGTGCCACTCTTTCAAGTGGGAGCACTACTTTTGACATCCAAAAGTTTGCCCTACAGCCTGGAGATTCTTCCACTTTTCCTTGGCTCGCTGCGATTGCTTCCAACTACGAAGAATATGACATCCAAGGGATGGTGTTTGCATATGTCGCGACCTCTGGTGAGAGCGTTGCGTCTACCAACACGGCTCTTGGCTCTGTCATCTTGGCTACGGAGTACGATCCTACTAAGCCTGACTTCGCTAATAAGCAGGCTATGGAGAATTATTCGTTTTCTACTTCGGCAAAGCCGTCGTATAATCAGCTACATGCTGTTGAATGTGCCAAGATTCGTAGCCCCGTTAAGCAGCTTTACATTAGATCTGGTACATCTACTGGCACTGACATACGATGGTCCGACTTTGGTAATTTTTATATTGCTACGGTTGGCTGTCCTGCTGCGGGAACTACTCTTGGTGAGCTCTGGGTCACCTATAAGGTAAAGCTGGTAAAACCAAGACTGCCAATCACTATTGGGTTTGGTGGACAAATTGCTTCGGGCATTTTGTCGAGAACTGGTATTTCCACAACCAACCCTCTTGGAACTGCCACAGTGCTCCAAAAGGGCGCTCTACTTGTTGAGGCAACAGCCACTAACCAAATGCGGTTTAGGGCCTTGCCAAATATGGAATATTTGGTTATCTTCAACATGTTTGGTTCTGGTCTTGGAACTACTGGCTTCCTGTTATTTGGAGCCACCGCCGTAAACACATTTCGAGCTGGTTCCCAAGTGAACGCCTTTGCCAATTCTTCAACTGAGTGCGTCCAGGCAATTCGTATGACCTGCACCAACACAGACACAGATGGATATATCTATGTCAACCCCACTCTATCCGCTGGAACTGCCTCTGCTGACTTCTATGTCACACAGGTAGATGAAACAGCCTAGAGTGGTTAATGACCGAAGTCGTAAAACTACACACCACCCCGTGTGTTGGGTGGTTGGCAATTGCCAAAATTTAAAACTCACGTGTTAAATCCCCTGAGAACATCGCCGTCAACGGTGTTCGCGTGGCCCACTAACCTGACAAGTGGTATACAAATACAGGAAAAATATCGGCCGTTGTAGCCAAGAATATTGTAAAATAAATAAAAATTGTC